GATGACTGGCAAGCACCAGTAACTTATCCAACAATCACTGAAGAAGGTGATGTAGTATACATAATTAATTGGAACGAAGATAAATATAATGCTGACAACACAAAAGGTTGGGAAGCATCAAAATCAGACGACACAGCGGAAACACCAACAGTTTACGATTGGAACGGCACAGCTTGGGTGTCCGCATAGGAGACTCACATGGCCAGAACTAATGGCGGTATAATCGGTAAACTAAATAAATCCTCTTTTGGAAAAGATGTAATTACAACTAAAACTTCATCAGGATGTATCACAGCACAACCAGGAACTAGAGTTGTTCAAGCTTTAATTGTAGCTGGTGGTGGCGGAGGTGGAACAACCAACGCTGGCGGCGGTGGCGGTGGAGGTTATCTTTGCACAGAAGTAAACGCAGGTGCACCAGGAAGTATACCAGTTGTAGTTGGCGGAGGTGGCGCAGCTGTAAGTGGACCAACAAGATCAGCAGGAAACCCTGGAAATGTTTCTACAGTTAATGGAACGTCAGCAACTGGTGGCGGAGGCGGTGGTGGAAATTGTGGTGGTAGCCCAGGTGTGGCTTTACCAGGTGGATCTGGAGGAGGTGGATCTGGTGGTAATGTTCCCAGTCCTCAACAAGCAGGCGGTAGTGGAACTACTAATCAAGGTAATGATGGTGGAAATGGATCAGGCCCTCCAAAATTTGCTGGTGGCGGTGGTGGCGGCGCTGGAGGAGCAGGTAACAATGCTTCATCATGTGCTGCTGGAAATGGTGGAAATGGATCAAGTAGTTCACCATTATCGTGTAGTACATTAGCTGGTGGTGGCGGTGGTGGAGCTAGAGGTGGTTCTGGTCAAGGATCAGGTGGACCTGGAGGAGGAGCAGATGGTAGAGATGCAGGACCAGAAACAGCAGGAACAGGAGGAACTAACACTGGTGGTGGCGGTGGTGGTGGAGGATTTACTTGTAGTGGTCAAGTTGTTGGAACATCGGGAGCAGGTGGATCAGGAATTGTAGTAGTAAAAGAATTAAACAAAGCAAGTGGTGTATGGAATTTAAAAAGTCAACTTGCAGCAAGAAGAGATGATACATGGCCTTTCTTTTTTTATAGTACAGATTATTTAGTAGTAGCAGGTGGTGCTGGAGGTGGAGGTGGAAATTCTTCACCAGGTCAAGGAGCTGGTGGAGGTGGTGCTGGTGGATATAGAGCTTCAGGATATGGACCCTCTCCTTTACAAGGATCATCATTAGAAATAAGTCCAGGATCATATACAGTTACTGTTGGTGCTGGTGGAGCTGGTGGTTCACCCAATCAAACTTCTGGAGATGGTTATGGAACAAATGGAACTGTTTCAAGTTTTTCTACAATAGAATCAGCCGGTGGTGGTGGCGGTGGTGGAGGTAATAGACCTGGACAAGCTGGTGCATCTGGTGGTGGAGGTGGTGGACCAGGTGACGCTGGAGGAGCAGGTAATACACCTCCTACTGATCCACCTCAAGGTAACGCTGGTGGAACTGCACCAGGAGCACCTAATACAATTGGAGCTGGTGGTGGTGGAGCAACACAAGCAGGCCAATCAGGTTCTGGACCAGGAAATCCTGCAGGACCAGGAGGTGCAGGAGCACCAAACAATATTAATAACTCATGCACAACATACGCAGGTGGTGGTGGAGGTGGTGGATCTAATAACAACTCTGGACCAGGAGTCGGTGGTAATGCTGGAGCTGGTGGTGGAGGAGCTGGTGGAGGAGTACCAGGTGGAGGAGGTGCAGCTGACGCTGGAACTGCAAACACAGGTGGTGGTGGCGGTGGAGCTGGAGGATCTGGTGCACCAAGTCAAACAGGTGCAGCAGGTGGATCAGGTATTGTTATTGTAAGATTTCCAAGTAACGCAACTTTATCAGTAACTCCTGGAGGTTCAACTTCAACTCACCCTGGTGGAGATAAGTTAGCTACATTCACAGCTTCAGGCACATTGACAGTTTCATAATAATTGATATAAGAAAGATATAGAAAGATGAACTTAACGAATTATTATTGGTATTTTCAATCAGCAATCCCAGGACGTATTTGTGATGAAATAGTTAAATACGGAAAATCTATTTCTGATGAAATGGCGGTGACTGGTGGTTTAGGTAATAAAAAATTAAATCAAAAACAAATTAAAGATTTAAAAACAAAAAGAGATTCTAATATTGTTTGGATGAACGATAGGTGGATTTATAAAGAAATACAACCTTATGTTCACAGAGCAAATGAAAACGCAGGTTGGAATTTTCAATGGGATTTTTCTGAGTCTTGTCAGTTTACAAAATATGAAAAAGGACAATTTTATGATTGGCACTGTGATGGTTGGGATAGACCTTATTGGAGAGAAAATCAAAATGATCCTTCTCATGGTAAAATTAGAAAACTATCTGTAACAGTTAGTTTATCAGATCCAAAAGATTATAAAGGTGGAGAACTAGAATTTGATTTTAGAAATATGGATCCAGATAAAAAACCAAATATAAAAAAATGCACTGAGATATTACCAAAAGGATCTTTAGTTGTATTTCCTGGTTTTGTTTGGCATAGAGTATGCCCAGTTAAAAAAGGATCTAGATATAGTTTAGTTATATGGAATTTAGGATGGCCTTATAAATGAGTTATCCAAAACAATTACAATTAGAAGAATATTTTAAATGTCCTATATGGTGGGCAGACGAGCCAAAGTTTGTTAAAAAATTAAATAAAGCATCTGATAAATATATAAAAATATCACAAAAAAATTTAAAAGAATCAATAGATAAACGTAATAAAAAGTTTGGAAATAAGGGGGACATGGGTCATGTATTTCACTCAACAACATTAATAGGTGATCCAAAATTTAAAGAATTACAGGATTATATTGGTGCAACCGCACATAATCTATTAGTTGAGATGGGTTTTGATTTATCTCAATATCAAGTATTTATCACAGAAATGTGGGTGCAAGAGTTTGCAAAACAAGGTGGTGGACATCACACTTTGCACACACATTGGAATGGACACATATCTGGTTTTTATTTTTTAAAAGCATCAGATGCAACATCTATGCCTTTATTTGAAGATCCAAGACCCGGTAACATTATGAATCTTTTACCAGAAAAAGATAAAACAAAAGTTACATATGCAAGTTCACAAATACATTACAAAGTTCAACCAGGTCGTATGATATTTTTTCCATCTTATATGCCACATCAATATATTGTTGATATGGGATATGAACCTTTTAGGTTTATACATTGGAATTGTCAGGCTATACCAAAAAATGTTTTAAATGTCGAAACAAAATAAAGATATAAAAAAAGCTTTTTTACAAACTATATTAACTAGTAACCATAAAAATAATAAAGTTGATTTTATAAAAGAATTAATTAAAAACAAATTTAAATTGAAAGGAAAAAATGTCATTCAAAAAAAATAAATACTCAGTTTTAAAAAATGCAATTAGTAAAGAAATGGCTGATTTCTGTTACGCTTATTTTTTAAATAAAAGAAACGTAGCTAGAGTTTTATTTGATTCGAGATACATATCACCTTTTACGGAGTATTGGGGTATATGGTCTGATGAACAGGTGCCAAACACATACTCACACTATAGTGATCTTGTAATGGAGACACTATTACAAAAAGTAAAACCTGTTATGGAAAAACATACAAAATTAAAATTGTCTGAAACATACTCTTATGCAAGAATATATAAAAAAGGCGATGTGTTAGCTAGACACAAAGATAGATATTCTTGTGAAATATCTACCACATTAAACCTTGGTGGTGACTCATGGCCTATTTATTTAGATCCTACAGGAAAAAAAGGTCAAGCAGGTATTAAAGTAGATCTTAAACCAGGAGACATGTTAATATATTCTGGATGTGATTTAGAACATTGGAGAGAAGAATTTATAGGTAAGGATTGTGGACAAGTATTTTTACACTACAATAAAGCTAACTCTAAAATGGCCAAAGAAAACGCCTTAGATAAAAGACCTTTGATAGGTTTACCTGCATGGTTTAAAGGCGTGAAGTTGACTAATTCCACAAAATAGTCTATACAATGGACTGGTAGGGAGAGACACCACCACACCCTCTCCCTGCTTTTAATCTGTTAATTAACTGCAAAATAGGTATAATGGATTATTATGCTACAAAAGATAGGTTTTCTTCCTGGTATCAACAAACAAATTACAGCCACAGGCGCTGAGGGTCAGTGGACAGACTGTGATAATGTTAGGTTTCGTTATGGAACTCCTGAAAAAATAGGGGGTTGGAAGCAATTAGGAGATGATAATTTAACAGGTGCAGGCAGAGGTCTTCATCATTTCGTAAATACTTTAGGTAGAAAGTATGCTATTATAGGCACGAATAGAATTTTATACGCATATTCAGGAGGTGTATTTTACGACATACATCCGATCAAATCTACAACAACGCTTACAAGTGCTTTTAGCACAACTAATGGATCAGCTGAAGTTACAATAACTTTTAGCGGTGATCATGGTATATCTGCACAAGATATCATATTATTAGATAATTTTTCTGCAATTACTAACTCTAATTTTGCAGCTGCAGATTTTAACGATAAAAAATTTATGGTCACAACTGTGCCTAATAGCACAACTATTACAGTGACAATGCCCTCTAATGAGTCAGGATCTGGTGCAACAACATCGGGCGGTATTAGAGTACAACACTATTATCCAGTGGGACCAGCTGTTCAAGCAAAAGGTTTTGGTTGGTCACTAGGATCTTGGGGTGGAGAAGTGGCAGGAGAACCAACAACTACTTTACAAAATGGTATTACTGATACTGCAACAACAGGTATTATATTAGTAGACTCATCACAGTTTCCAACAGCAGGAACAAACTTTATAATTATAGGTAGCGAAGAGATATCCTATACAGGTATTTCATCCACAGGAGAACTTACAGGAGTTACTAGAGAAGTAGCAGGAACAACAAAAGCTGCACATAGCGGCGGTGCAACAATTACAAGTTCTACTAATTTTGTAGCATGGGGTGAGGCAGCATCTGGAGATTTAGTGTTAGAACCTGGTATGTGGTCGTTAGATAACTTTGGTGATAAAGCTATTTGTTTAATTCATGACAGTGCAGTATTTGAATGGAACTCTGCAGCATCAGATGCAACATCTAACAGAGCCATAATTATTACTGGTGCACCAACTGCATCAAGACACATGCTAGTATCTACACCAGATAGACACTTAGTATTTTTTGGAACAGAAACAACTATAGGGACACCTACTACACAAGACGATATGTTTATAAGATTCTCTGATCAGGAGGATATTAATACTTATACACCAACGGCAACCAATACAGCTGGTACACAAAGACTGGCTGACGGATCACAGATCAGAGGAGCAATCAGAGGTAGAGATGCAATCTATGTTTGGACTGATACAGCTTTATTCACACAACGTTTTATTGGTCCGCCATTTACATTTGGTTTTTCTCAAGTTGGAACTAACTGTGGATTAGCTGGACAAAACGCATGTGTAGAAGTTGATGGTTCTGCATACTGGATGTCAGAAAATGGTTTCTTTAGATAT